CCGCTGGCAGCTCCCGATGGAGCACCCCGAGCGCAAGACAAAACGCCAGTGCGATCCTGACGACACCACCGCCGTCGTCGAGCAAGAGGTCGCCCTTTGGCCCGAGCGTTTCGACGTCAAGACACTCAAGCGCTTCGAACGCCAAAACCCGCGCGACTTCGCCAGCCTCTACCAGCAACAGCCCTACGTGAAGGGCGGCAACCTGATCCGCACCGATTGGTGGCAACGCTTTGACCAGCAGTCTGTCCCCACCGAGTGGTCAAGCATCATCATCGGCGTCGACACCGCCTACACAAAAACCAGCCGCTCCGACTACTCAGTCGCCGTCATCGCTGGCCTTACCGCCAACGGCGACATGTACATCCTAGACGTGGTCCGAATGCGCGCTGAGATGCCCGACTTCAAGCGCCGCCTCATCAGCCTCAACTCCGTATGGCGTGGCCGTGGCCTGCGCGGCATCTACATCGAGGCAGGCGCAGCCGCTTCCGGCGCCACCCTCCTCCAAGAGCTGCGCCGCGAGAGCGCCTTGAACGCCATCCCCTACAAGAACGGTCGCGCCGACAAGATCACCCGCGCCAGCTCCATCGCACCCTTCATCGAGGGTGGCCGCGTGTTCCTGCCCCAGTCCGCCCCATGGCTCGACGACTTCGTGGAGGAATGCACTCAGTTCCCAGACGGCAAGCACGACGACCAAGTCGATGCCCTCGTCATCGCCATTGACCAGCTCAGCCGCCAGTACGTCAGCCCCTTCGAGGACATTGAGTACGACTACCCCAGCATCGAGGACATGGCCAAAACCAGCGGCGACAGTCTCACCAAAAAGCTCGCAAAGAAGGACGCCAATCTGCACGCCATAGCCGACACTCCAGAGTGGACCGGCTGGGGGCAATCCCGCCTCCCGCCACGCTAAGGAGCATCCACCATGGCTGACGTCATCAACTTTCCCAGCATCCCCAACCTGAACGCTGAGACGGAGGCCCAGATATTCGCCGACTTGATAAGCGGGCGCACACCCAAGATCGGCGAGGAGTGCAGCTTCACCCTCCCTGATGGCCCCGTGCAGGGCACGCTAACCGCCCTGATAGCCCAAGACGGCGTCCCCACCGAAGAGTTCGATGACGCCCATCTCATGATCGTCGCCTTCCCCGACGACGAAGGCTTCACGGTCATCCCCCTTGGCCCTCGCGCGCACGTCTTCGCCATCAGCATGTCCGCCTAACAAGCGGGACGACAGCGCCTCCAAGAAAAAAGATAACCACCTCTATGGTAGTAGCTCTCCCAAATTATCGCAGCTCCGCTGGCGAACAACTCACGCAGAACCGCCTAATCGCGGATCTGAGCGAGCACGCCGATGCCTTGCTCAACCAGCAAGACATCAGCGACCTCCTCACAGACGAGCAAGAGCGCAAGATCGCCGAGTACGTCAAAGCTTGCGCCGAGATGTCGTATCATCAGGTCAGCAAGCGCTACGGCAATTGGCTTGAGGCCGACCGCGCGCACGACGTGTACGTGCCGCCAGACACCACCGAATTCCGCGAGAAGGCCGTCATCCCCGATACGCGCGCCATCGCTGACACCGTCCTCACTTACATGATGGCCGCCACCACGGGCCGGAACCCGATGTTCCAGCTCGAGGGCCTCAACCGGAAGAGCCGTAACGCTGCCCTGATCCTTGAGCGCGTCATCCATCAGCAGATGCGCCGGGGCGCTGGCGAAGCCAACGTGGCCCAGATCTTCCTCGACGGCATTCGCTACGGTTTTGCGCCCACGAAGGTCGTCTTCGACCCGCAGACGAACACCAACAAGATCGTCAACTTCGATCCGCGCCGCGTGTTCCCTGACCCCCGCGTCAACTGGGGCGACTGGGACAACATGCAGTTCATCGTGGCCACCGACTACGTCAGCACCAACGCGCTGATGGCCACTGGCCTCTACCCCAAGCTCAACAAGTACCCTGCCCTTCAGGTCCGAGACAGCGTGCCCCGTCAGGGCAACCTGCACCACCACAGCCAGAAGGACTTCACGCAGGGCCTATCCGTAAACCCCAACACCCAAACAAACCACGGCGGTCACACCAACGACTTCTTGCTTGGCCCTGCCCGTGTGGTCGACGAGTGTTGGATGCGCCTACAGGGCTGGGAGATTGGCATCCCCCGCCTTGGCCAAGTTTACCTCGTAGCCACGGTCCTCGATGAAGGCGTGGTCATCCGCATGCAGCTCAACCCCTACGGCCAACAATATCCGTGGGTGATCGGCGGCTTGTACCACGACGTCCACAAGCACTATGGCCAGAGCCTGTACGACCTCCTTATGCCGATGCACGACATCAGCACTTACCTGCTTCGCAGCCGGATCGACAACATCTCCGCCGCGCTCAACAACCTGATCTTCGCCGATCCGACCAAGGTGATGATCCCCGATCTGATTGACCGCAACCCGTGGGGGATCGTCCGCACGCTCCCCGGCAACAACCCCGGAGATGGCATATTTATCGCGCAGGTTCCCGACGTCACACGAAGCCACCTCGGCGACATCAGCAACCTCAACGAACTCAAGCAGCGCGTAAGCGCCGCTTCCGATGCACAGCAAGGCGTACCTACACCAGACGTCCGTACCGCGACCGAAATCCAGAGGCTCACCCAGCTTGGGAGCCAAAGGCTCGGCGTCCTAGCGCGTCTCGCCAGTGCCACAACCCTACGCCCGATGGTGCGCATGATGGTGGCCAACATTCAGGACAGCCTTGAGGCCAAGGGCAGCATCCGCATGGACCCCACGTCCATGCCGCAGCAGCTCGCGAGCTTGACCCAAGACGGCTATCTGGACTTCGACAGCCAGATGGTCACGGGCGACATCGACTACTTGGTGATTGACGGCACACTCCCACTCGAACCCACCAGAAACGCCGAGACTTGGATGTCGATGATCCAAGTCATGAACCAGACCGGCCTTCAGATGGAGTACGACGTCGGCCAGATCGCCGAAGAGGCCATCCGTTCGATGGGCATCAGCGACCTCGACCGTTTCCGCATCAGCGAGGAAGCCCGAGCACAAGGCATGTCCCCCAGCCAGCAAATGGCCATGGCCCAAGCAGACCGTGGCGCCACTGGCAAGACGATGCCCAACGAAGACGTCCAGCGCCAAGTCGAGCGCGGCAACCTAATCCCAATGAGTGAGGCCCGCCGATGAGCCACTTAGACCCTCAGTACAACAAAAAGCTGAACGCTTATTTGCGCCGTGCGGACGTTCCCACACGCGAGGCCATCATTGAGGCTTTGGCTGCCATCCGAAAGGAGCAGTCGGACCTCAAGCATTTGGTTCAGCAGCACGTCATCGCCACGCAGGACGCCATTGAGAAGATGACCCGCGAGATGGCTCAACTCAAAGCCGACGTCGACAAAAAGCTGGACGTGGACCCCGCCACCCTGACGCGCGCCCAGATCACCCGTCTGGCCCGCAAACTCAGCTTGTAAGGAGCAGCCAAATGCCAATGGTTAACGGAAAGAAGTACGCCTACACCGCCGCTGGAATGAAGAAGGCGAAAGCCGCCGCCAAGAAGTCCGGCAAGAAGGTCAGCTACGGCAAAAAGAAAAAGTAGTCATGGCCAGCAAACCAGTCCCCACCAGCCCCAGCAAATGGGCCAAAGCGCAGGCCGAAGCCAAGCGTAAGTACAAGGTACATCCTTCCGCTTACAGCAACAGCTACGCAGCCAAGCGCTACAAGGCCATGGGCGGCGGCTGGAAGTCAAAGAGCAAGAAGTAATGGCTTACAGCGGAGGCCTCCGAAAATGGCACCGAGAGAAGTGGGTCGATGTCAAAACCGGAAAGCCCTGTGGGCGACAGAAGGGCGAGAAGCGAAAAAGCTACCCTGCATGTCGGCCCAAGGCTGTCGCTGCAAAGATGTCCAGCTCAGAGAAGAAGAGCAACGCCGCCAAGAAAACCTCCAGCAAGCGCATTAGCTGGTCCACCACGCCTTCGGGCAAGAAGAAGACAAGGAAGAAGTAGATGCACAAAAAAGGAAAGAAGGCTTCCGGCAACGAGAAGTTCAAGCCGTTCATGGGCAAGTCTCCTGCCAAGCAGATCAAGCCCAAGCCGAGCAAAAAGAAGTAGCGATGCCCAGCCGCAAACCAGCTAAGGGCAAGGCCAAGGTTAAGATCACGGCCTCTGGCAAGAAGGTCTCCTACGGCCAAGCCGGGAAAGCCAAGGATGGTGGCCCTCGCGTGCGTCCGGGCAGCAAGAAAGGAGACAGCTATTGCAGTCGATCCGCTGGCCAGATGAAGCGCCACCCAAAGGCTGCGAAAGACCCCAACTCGCCTCTCCGCCTAAGCCGCAAGCGGTGGAAGTGCTCCGGCACGAAAAGCAGGAAGTAAACGATGCCAGCGACGCCAACGCGCCCACGCTTAGAACAGATACGGTTCACCAGCTCCAAGACGGGCAGTCACAACATTGACACCTACTTGGAGAGCGCTGAAATCGGCAGCCGCACGATAGCCTCGCTGCTGTCCGATTTGTTTGACGCGAGCGCCAACGGCACGTTCCGCTCTGACATCTTCGCCTTCCGCACGAACAACGGCATTCTTCAGTTCCGCGTTGGCACGTTCACGGACGCCAACACCGGCTGGCAAGACCTCGACTTCCGCGTCATCGTCGGTCGCGACGCGATCACCAGCTTCCCGATGGCCACAGCCTACCCCAGTCAGTCGATCTTCACGGTGGGTAGCAAGCTGTACATCAGCAACACCGAGATCCAGTACCAGAGCCAGAGCCAGTTTGACGCTGGCGAGACAGCCGGTGATGTCGTTGAGATCTTTGATGCTGCTACGCTGTCCACCGCAGCGCTCGACCAAGCCGTCCTCGACGCGGAGGCGGCCCGAGACGACGCCGAAGATGCGACCATCAACAACCCCGACTTCACCAATCTCGTCGCCCGTTTGACCGACATTCAGAACCTTGCCAACCCCGCAGCCAACCGGACGGCGCTTGAAGCCTTCGGGGACAGCTACGCTGCCAACAATACCAGCAACGCGATCACGGGCCTTAACACACTGGGCAACGACGCCAACGCCGTCACGGGCCTGACCAACCTGCGGAACATCGCCACTGAGATCGGGAACCTTGGCTCGACCGTCACAGCCGCAGCCATCGACATCTTGGGCAACAGCGCCAGCCGCGCCGCAGCAATCGACACGCTTGGCGCCAGCACGGCCCGCGCAAACGCCATCGACGCTCTTGGTGACGCGACCACCAGTGCCGCCATCGACCGTCTGAACCAGACTGACACCAGCAGCACCAACAGCCCGCAAGACACCACTGCCGACTACATCGACAACCTTGGCACGACGGCCATGGTCAACAAGCTGGTCGAGCTGCACAACATCCTCGCAGACCTTCAGGCCCTTGCCGCTATCACAACGGAGCTAGACGCGCTTGGCGACCGCACGACAGAGATCGACGCGCTGTACAACCTGCGGACAGAAATCGACAATCTCGGCGACACAACAGCTCTGAACGACATCAGCACCGTTGGCCAGCTCAGCTCCGCCAACCTCGCTGCGCTCGCCGGTGAGATCAGCCCCACGAACAACGTCCAGACCTTGGCCAGCAACATCAGCGCCATTCAGGACACGGCCACTGCCGTTAACAACGGCACGCTGGTCAACAAAGCAATCGCCACCGACCTCGACGACATCTTGGTCGTCGGCCCACTATTGTTGAGTTAGACCCATGGCCTCCACACTAAAAGCAGTCCGCGCCACAAACTCCGGCACCACTTTTGGCCAAGTTTACTTGGCCCCCGGCACCAGCCCGACCACCAGCCCAGCCACACACAAGTCCACCCTCCTCACTGGCCTTCGCGTGGTGAACACGGACACGAACAACACCGACCGCGTCTACAGCATCAAGATCATCGACAGCGCCAACAACGAGTACGTCCTCCAGCAAGACGACACGATCCAAGGCAAGGCGGGCCGCGACTTGGCTCCCGGCGGCACCACGATGGTCCTCAACCAAGGCGACGAGATCCACCTCAAGGCGGACGCCAACAACTCGGTGACGGTTCATATTGACGTCATTGAAAGGGATGCCTGATGACTGACTTCGGAAAGAGCGCCAAGGGGCCAACGCTAACCGACCTGACGTCCGTCGCCTCCAACGCGACGAACATCAACGCGGTGGCCACCAACATGCAGGACGTGCAAGACGTCGCCACTGAGATCAATGCCAGCCCCTCGCTGCGCAACTTGATGGACAGTGTGCTGAACGACACCGTCTCGCTCGATGGCCTGACGGACACGAACCTTGGCACGCTGACGTCTTCCGAAGACGGCTACAGCCTGAACTACGACCACGCCTCCACCAAGTGGGTGCCGACCGCTGTCAGCTCGGGCAGCAACGTCACCCAGCTTTCCGACCTTGACGTGACGGACCCCATCACCGACGGCGATGGCCTCAAGTGGAACGGCTCACTCAACTCAGGCAGCGGCGGCTACGAGGCCGCCAGCTTCGCCGAAATCGGCGCTGACATCCCGTCGCCAACCGTAAGTGGCGGTTTCCTGCGCGCCAACGGCGCAGGCACGCAATTCGAGATGAGCCAGCCTGTTGCCAACTTGAGCAGCACCAGCAACACGGACGTCTTGGCGGCCAGTCAAGGCAAGGCCTTGGCTGACCAGATCGCTGGCCTCCCAGATCCGATTGTGGTTGCGGACAACACGGCCCGAGACGCGCTCACCAACCTAAGCGTCGGCGACATCGTTCACGTTCAATCCGACAGCACGGTTGGCAGCAATGGCTGGCGGCGTTGGCAGGTAACGGCGGTCAACACCACGACCAACACTTGGGCCAACGCCACTAAGATTGACCTTGCCAGCCAAGACGACCTCCGTGGCTCGATTATTGTCAGCGCCGACGCCAACAACAGCGTCTCGGCCAGCGGCAACGACGGCGGCGCTTTCCTCGACCTTTCCAGCCAGAACATTGCGTTTACGAATGCAGCCGCCGACTTCGGCGCGAACCAAGTGGCCTCTCAGGATTTCTTGGCGAACGGTGACGGCTCGGCAGCCGCAGGCGCGATCCAGTACAACTGCTGGAACAACAACCACTACGTCATTCTCGAAGGCCCGGTTCACGACGCCAGCGGCGACAACACGGTCCTGCGGTTGCCCCGGACAGCCCCGGCATCGGTAGGTCAGGTCTTGTCCGTCAAGGCTGCTCCATCGGTCGATGGGCAAACAGGCGTTACAACGGCAGAACTTGAGTTCTCCACGCCATCGACGGGCGCAAGCACGGGCTTCGCCATCGCCATGAGCATCGTTTTCTAAGGATAGACCCATGCCAAACATCACGTTAGTCAACAACCTGCAAGGCGCATCGGAAGCAAAGGAAGTGCCTACTGCGACCTACAATGCCACTGGCAGCGGTCTTGCTGTAGTCACTGGTGTGGCTAACCAAACAGTGTCTACGCCGTACACGTACACCACGCGCAAGATAAACACGTTGATTGTGGCCAACGTCGGCTCGGCTGACGCAGTTGTCAGCTTAGAGTTTGACCCCGACACCTCCAATGCCAGTGACGAGGTCATTTTCGTCAACGCTGTGACCATTCCTGTCGGCGCGTCTTTGGACGTTCTCAGTGGCCCTGTTTACGTCAATGCGGGAGAGGCCATCGACTGTTTCTGCACGGGCGCTGACGTGAACGTGCTTGTGTCCTACGAGGAAATCGTCAGCAGCTCGGACACCTAACCCATGACACGCAAGAACCAATACATCGGCGGCATCATCGGGGCCAGCCCGTTGGTCAGCAGTGCACCGCGTCCCGGCGTGTCAAACCTCGGGTCACTCGGCGGTGACGGGGCGGGCTACGCGATTGACCACTCGCTGCGGCTGGACGGGTCGGCGGATTACATGAAGTTTCCTCAGGGGACGCCGACGAGCAGCAACACTTGGACGTTTTCTTGTTGGGTTAAAAGATCGGCGAATAGCGGCGGATCGGGTACGCCCGAACAAATGTTACTGGCAGCAGGATCCAATTCAAGCAATTACAACCAGATTGCGATTGCTAATAATGATACTTTAAGAATTAGAAACCGTCAAAATGGTGTTTGGTACCGCAGAGTATACACCACAGATACGGTAACCGTCGCGGATGGATGGACGCACATTGTCGTTTCAACGGATCCAATTTCGGTTTATATAAACGGCCAAGTTCCGGCGATTGAACCTCCAACTAACAGCTCTGGTGCAAGTTGGCCCTATATCAACGCTTCCGGCTATGACCTCCATATTGGCAGAGATGGTCATGCTGCGCAGAATTATTTCAACGGCCAACTAGCCGAAGTCCACTTCATCGACGGTACAACATATGACCCAACTGAATTCGGCGAGTTGGTGGGCGGGGTCTGGTATCCCAAAGAAGTGACTGGTCTTACCTACGGCAACAACGGTTTTTATCTGGATTTTGCCGACAACAACACAGCGTCGGCTCTAGGCACCGATGTGTCGGGCAACAACCCTGCCAACAACTTCTCCGTGACGGGCATTGCGACCCACGACCAGTTGATTGACAGTCCGAACCTGCGGTTTGCTACGTTGGACCCCGACTTTAGAGGAGGCTTAACTGGTGAAGTTCTTTCGGAAGGCAACCTAAAATATTACTGCCCGCCAAACAAAGAGAACTACGTTGCAGCTACCTTGTCTAAGACGACAGGTAAATGGTACTTCGAGTGCCTTTACGACGGCTCAACGAACAACTCAGGGCATGGGATTGTTGGCTGGACATATACCGACATTGAGCAGTTAACGGAAACTTCGAATAACCCGCTTGACGACGATGTCGGCGGGATGCTTCTGTTTGATGGGCGGGTGCTGATCGATGCCGCCAACGCAACGTCAACGCTTCAAGCAACGTCTGCGAACGACGTATTTGGTGTGGCGTTTGACGCTGACACCCGAGAAATATGGTTCTCCGTGGACGGTACTTGGGTAGATGGTGATCCCGGGACAGGGACGGCAGCGAGTAGCTATGGGACTTTGACTTCTGGGAAAACCTACATCCCATTTATCGGTCATTTCTCGGCCAGTTCCACTCGTAAAACCCAAGCCATCCTCAACTTTGGTCAAGACCACACCTTTGCTGGACAAAAATCGGCACTGACAACCCCATACACCGACGCTGACGGCAACGGCGAGTTCTACCACCAGCCGCCTTCGGGTTTCGTGGGTCTCTACACCACCTCCCCCCCCACCACACGACCCAC